CCCGCCGCGTCAAGGAGATTTAAAAGCTCAGCCTGAACAATGTTGAACCATGCCGCGCCGGGATAGCTTGGCGGGCTTTCTGTAAACCATTTTGGCGTAGCGTTACTGACTTCGCCGACGGGCGGCATTGTGCTGACGCCGGAATCGTTATCAAGAAAATACATCTCTTACTCCTCAAAGATATAGACGAAGTGGATATGAGCCGGGCGATAACGGTCGAGTAAGCACTCTAAATCGCCGTAATCGTAGACTTTCAGTCGTGTAGTCACGCCATCAAGTACAGTCATGTTGTGCAGGAACGGCGCACCGACATAAACATACGCCGTCCACCAGTTCGACTCGGGATAAAGCGGATAGGTACAGGGCCGCAGGCAGTGATGTGGGTAATGGTCGCGGATCTGGATGCTATAGCCGCGATCGGCGGCGAGCTGTTCAAAAAATTTTGTACACAGCGTACCGGTCATCTTCAGTTTGGCCGCCAACGCCAAACGACGATTATCAATCGTAAGGTCGTTATCTGCCGGACAATCGGGTAAGCCTGCGAACGCTTCCCAATCCGACAGGAGCATAAACGCATTATCGGCAAACATTTCATTGAGCAATCGGTCACCGACCGCATCAATGCGCGCCAGTTCGTCACCAAGCCCCAACATCAGTTTGCCAAGTTGGCTATCGGGGGCGCGCGACCATGCCCGCCCCAATGGCAGCAATGCAAGCCCCGCCTGTTGATAGTGCTCTGCCGTCATTGCCATGTGATATTACCTAAAACAATCAGCTCATTTTCCTGTGCATAGATATCATCGCTCAGGGAGATGATACGTCCGTCAGTAACACCACTGGCGATTGCTACGGCGGCATTCATTTTAGACAGGTACGCTTTCCCGCCCGGTTCGGCGTCAACCAATAAATCAGTCAGCGCTGCTGTCACTGCTGCCTGTGTGTCAGGCGTTTTAGGAGAGATACGAATGGTCGGGTTTAGCGCCAGTTTTTGCGGGCCGGAGACTATCAGCTCAACGGCGGGCGCTTTTCCTTCCCACTGGTTGGTGAGCGGGTTCTGGTGAGCGGTGATATAGTCCTGAACGCGTTCAATATCAGAGGCGGTCGGGAAAATGTCTGGTTGGCCGTCGAGCACAAACAGCACGGTAACAACGTTGCGACCAATAGCAGAAAAGCACCACGCACGCGTCACACCGGCACACTCCAGCGCCCAACGCACATAATCGTAAGTGTTACCGCCACTCGGCGGATATTGAACGCGAAACAACAGGCGAGAGCGCAGCGATTCAATGCTTTCAATCTCCGCGCCACCGCTTATAGCAGCCGATGAGACAAACGCAGCGCTCTTGACGTTCACCACCGGTGACAGCAATTCAACTTTGACATCAGCCAGCGTATTTCCCACTGCGCCGACGTCTTCAGCTTCGACGGGGATAGTGACCGTTCCTGCGGTAGACGTCATCACCGCCGACATGGAGGCGAAGATAACCCCATCCTGACGCTGCCAGCGCGTCCCCGCGTCAATGACGGCCTCGCCGACAACCTCAACAACCAGCGTGCCTGCCGCCGCTGTGGGTTGTTTACGCCATACGCCCCAAAACTCGCAATGTCGCAGAAGAATATCGTCATCGGCAAGATGAGGGATGATATTACGGGCTATCCAGCCAAGCCGACCGTGCAACCCGTACGCATTGGCCGCCGCAGATTTTGCGACGCCTTCCGTCGCGATGTTTGACGTCCCTGTACGGGTTTCAATATCCGTACGGGTTCGCGTTATAAGCTCGCTCAGTGTGGGTGAGATATATGGCATTTAAACCCCGTTTAAACTGGCTTTAAACGACATGGGAAACTGTGAACCGTCGTTTAATAAAATGATGACCGTCAGCAATAAAACCCCGCCTGACGGATTGGTGGCCGTGACGCGGTAGTCGCGAATAAGCCCAGTTTTTGGCATCCATGCGAGCGCCTCGCTGGCGTAGCTTTGTGCTTTGGAAAGCACTGTCTGCATCTGCTTTTCGCGAGACAGTAACCACAGGCGAGAGCCGAGCCGCTCCTTGCGATAAGCGTCTCCCCACCATCCTCGTCGGTCAGTACCACCGTCCGGCAACTCATCCGACGGTTGCGCACGACGGTCAGTAAAGAGACTCGCGATGACGTTCGTTGTGATGTTATCGCCCGTCAGGCTGTCGAGTACGATGTCTGCGACCAAGGTTTGCCATACCAGCGATATCATTGCGGTCTCCCCGTGGTTGGGCCATCATGCTCGCGGTGCGTATGGTCTTTGCCGCTGATACCGGCGCTAATGTGGTCGGCAGCCTCACTGGTGCCGGTCGTGTTGCTGCCACCGAGTATAGTGGCATGACCCGTCATGCGGGTTTCGGGTGCATCAATCACGACCTCTTCAGCCTCGATGATATAGCGCTTGCACTTGAGACGGACTTCACCCTCTTCGGTGAGAAGAAAGTAGTGTCCCTCCATATGATAAAGGGCGCTGTCCCCGGGTTTGCCCGCGTTAAGCCGGGTGCCTTTATTATCGACCACCACCGCAACAAGCTGCTGACGCATCCCTCCGACCGACAGGACAATCGCCTCGCTACCCGCAGGAGGAACGCTGCTATGACCGTAATTTTGAAAGCGCTCGACGTCGTCGGCATCATCATCGGCCAACATGCTGATTTGCAGGTTCTGTGTCTTCAAGCTGTCATTAATGACGTTGACCACGGCGCGAGAGACCAGCAACTGCATACGTCGCTTGAGTGAGTTAAAAGCCTGTTTCATCAGTACCAAAGCCCCCCGGTTGTTTTGGTTTCGCGCTGCGCAGGCTCATCGAAGCCCGCCGCAGGCATCAAGGTTAGTTTCGTTGTCGTACCGCCGTCATTGGTCAATGACAGCTCCATTTGCACGATAAGCAGCTCACGTTCGACATAACCTTCATCAGGCACATCCAGCACCACAAGACGGTTCGGCATCCACAGCTTTTTATCGCGAGTGAACCAATCCACTACTTCAACGACCACCGGCTGACCGTGAGCCATCGCCCGCCTGCGCTCCCAATCCGCCCGAGCACGACTTTCGTCGGCACGCTGGTTACTGTCGGCAACGATTACCATTGGGCGATAACGGGAGATTTCCGGGTCGGTGATGTTGACGCGGACGCGGGTTGATTGATGGGCGGTTTGTTCATCCCCCCACAGGCCGCCTGCCGTTGACGACCCTAGGACAATGTAGTCGCTAAAGCGCTCCGTCCATGATGAACGGATATTGATAAATTTGATGTTTTCCCCAAAACGCAGCGTCTCAAGCCGTTCAGTGCCTGCCGTCGTAAAGACCAAATCCCCGGAGGCGTTACTGTTGACCATCACGCCCCGATGGCGGGCCGCGCGAGCAAGGCACTCAAAGACCGTTTCACCCGGCTCAAGCTTCCACACTCTAAACGGTTTGGCGGCGTCAGCCGCGTCCACCGCCCAGACGACGCCAATACCGAAGGGCTGACACAGGTCGCGGGCGATGGTTTCAAGGGTAGCGTTTCGCCACTGCCCGGACTGATAGCGCGCCGCGCAGTCAACGAGGTCGCCGGTTTTGTCCCGCCCCTCGGCGATGATGGTGCGATTTTCGGCGTCAATGGTTCTGTCCATCGTGTCGATATAGCCGCTGATCACCACCTGCCCGTTGATTTCCACCCGGCACGGTTGCCCCTCTTTAAGTGATACATCCTTGTCGGTACGAGTACGGGTCAGACCGAGGCTAAACTGACCGCTCAGCTCCTCAATGCTGCGAATGACGGTAATGTCTGTCCAGCCGGTGTATATCTTGTTACCGACATAAAGCTCGATGGTGTTATTGGTCATCAATGACCTCCACCGCCTCGCTACCACGCACGAACGTCGGATGCTGTAGGGCGTTACGTTGAATAAAACGCGAGATAAGGGTACTGTCGCCCGTCTCACGATAGAGGATTACGAGGGCGGGTTCGGTGATGTGAGGTGTCACTTTGCGTGCATTGGGCAGCTCTGCCGCCGCTTTTTTCATCTCGTCAAGGAATGTCAGGCGCAGACGCTGTAAACGTATCGCAGTATTAAACCAGAAGGCATCTGCTGCGCGGACATACTCATCCGCCAGTTCGTCACCGAGTTCGTCAGCCAGACGTTCGCAATCATCCAGCGTCTCAACCAGCGGGCGGTCATCGGTGAGCAGCTCTTCGCGGTCGGTATCAATCACAATCACTTCACCGTCAAGAGTGACCGCAACCTCATCATCGACGCGTCCTTTGATGATGTCATTAGCATCGCTGACCGCACTTTGTGCAAGCTCTGTCAAGGCGGCAATCACCACCGCCGAACGTATCGCCTCTTGCATTTTTGCGGCGGCCGGTCGTTCACTTAACGGCATGTTCTCAACGCTGACGATAATCGAACGTAACGCCCGTTGAGCACTGGATTTTGAACCTTTCCCTCCGGACGAAGTGAACCCCTTAAACAGGTTGGTCAGGTTGCTGATAAGTTTTTTGGGGGACTTTATCAGGTTACCGATAGCCCCCTGCAATCCCTGAACGCGTCCAAGAATCGAGCTGAACCCGCCCAGGCTGCTAAGACCGGTTATCATATTGGTGATGTTGTTCACGACATTGGTCGCAAACGTAATGGCCGCTTCGATATCGGCAGCGACAGCGTTAATGGTTTCCCATACCTCAGCGACGTCGTTGGCAATTTGCTCAAGCAGGCTTTCATTTTGGTCGAGCAGGTCAGCTTCGCCGTCGGTGTCGGCCTCGGGAGACTCTTCCTTTTCAGCAAGGCTAAACGTAATCTGAAACATGGCGATACGCTGCTCATGCGTTGATACACGGCAATTCCATGTCTCAACCTGAACGTACAGCGTATCGTGAAACGGATGTTCAAGGTCAGCCGGTTCCGGCTCTCGCAAAGCGGCTATCAAGGTCTCTTTTTGTTCGAGGTAGTCATCACCGATAAGCACGCAATAAATGGAATACTCATCGGCCTGCGCGCCCATGTTCTCAATTTTGCCGGTTTGACGTCCGGGGAACATGTGCTTGACGACGCGATGACCGCCTGACTGGTTGCTGTCGTCGATGATGTAAAACGGCACGCCACGAAACGAGCCTTTACCTGTCGGCGGCTGGGCGGTAATTTTGTCCCACAGGTCACTGAAAAATCCCATCAGTAGCCCCCTGAATAGGTGTTACCGGTGTTGACAGATACGCCGACACCTTTTGACTGCACTTGCGTCGCACGCACAGAAACGCCGTCAGCGGTTTTGACTTCGAGCTGGATCTTCCCTTCAGGTGGTGTTTGTGGCCGCTGCTCTGCGACGAGCGGCTTATCGTTGTTATTTTTGAAAGCGTTATCCCAAGCAGAGCTATTCCCGGTAAGAGGATCTAGGTCTTCACTGCCGTTACCAACCTTAGGTTCACGCCCTATAATGGCATTACCAAAGTCACTCCACGTTTCGGCTGACCTGATTTTATTAAACCGCTCAGAGTCACCAAAAACAGCGACTAGAGCGTCGTCAACATAAGGGGTAACTGCGGCCGTCATCATGCCGACAAATCCTGCCTTAGCGACCATTCCGCCACCACTACCGCCCATCATTGGCGAACCTTTAGCGCCGCCCCCCAATCCGCCTATAGGCCAGTTGGTGACAAAAACCGGCTGCGCGCCTAACGCCCCCCCCAAACCACCTATAGCACCGCCCCC